CCCCCCGGGTCTGAATCTTAGGGAATCAGCCGGGAACTGGACCAGGGACAACAGATGCACGCAAACCAAAATTTCGAGAAATCATGCCAAGTTTTGGGAAAATAAGTGAAAGAAATTCAAACTACGAAAACTTCAGAAAGGAACCGCATGACTGAACTCGAGAAACTCCAAGAGATCTTCCAAAAGGTTGATCCAGATAAGCAAAGGCTCGTGGAGAAATTACTTCATGATGCAGCCTTCTTATCCGAACAAAATGAAGATCTTCGAAAGATAATTGAAGTGACAGGAATGGTGAAGTTTCACCCTACAAACCCCAACCTTCAAAAACCTACAGAAGCGGCAAAGCAATATTTAAGAAATCTACAAACGTATTCAGTCGTCATTAAAACACTCAATCAAGTCTTCTCAAAGAATTCAATTGAGGAACAAGATGACTTTGAACAATTCATGAATCAATCCGTTGATGAGGCATTGTGACCTATCTTGAGCAGTATGTCGAAGCGGTTGAATCACGACAGATCATTGTAGGCCAAGAATTATATACCGTCCTTAAACAACTTGTTGAGGACATAAACGATGATCGTTATATCTATGATACAAAACGAGCTCATCGTCGCATTGCCTTTATTGAACGATTCTGTAAACACACCAAATCACCATTTCATGGGAAGCCATTTATCCTTGAGTTATGGGAGAAAGCATTCATCGAGGTGGTCTATGGATTCCTGCGATCATCCACGAAACGAAGACGATTCAAACGAGTCATTCTACTTATAAGTCGAAAGAATGGTAAATCAACACTCACTGCTGCATTAGCTTTCACTGAATTAATGATGGGAAGTGGTGGTTCTGACATTGTATGTTCATCCAATGATGACGCTCAAGCATCAATCATCTTCTTAGAGATTGGAGCCATGAGAGAAATGTTTGATCCCACCAGTAAGCGAACTCATAAGAACCTGCGCTGGATCATCAACAAGAAAAACAAAAGCAAAGTGTTCAAACTCTCTGAAAAGACCCAAAACAAAGAAGGGTACAACATTGAGTTTGGTATTTTGGATGAATCCCATGAGATGAAGGATAACTCCATTGCTAAACCGATTGAGCAATCTCAATCCACTAAAGATGAACCCCTCTTTGTCAACATCACCACTGAAGGATTTGTGAATGATGGATATCTAGATAAAGAACTTCAATATGCTCGACGAGTGATTGCAGGGGAATATGAAGATGACACACTTCTTGCTTGGTTATATACCCAAGACAGTGAAGCTGAAGTTTGGCAGGACGAATCCAGCTGGATGAAATCCAATCCATCGCTTGGTTTGATTAAGAAAAGAGAATACCTAAGAGATCAAATCAACAAAGCTAAACTAGATAAGGGAGATCGAATGTATGTCCTCGCCAAGGATTTCAACATTAAGCAAAACAATGCTGAAGCATGGCTGATGGAACAAGACTATAACATCTCCACCACCTTCCACATGGAAGATTTTATTGGAAGTATTGCATTAGGAGCAGTGGATTTATCAGAAACAACCGATCTCACTTGTGCCAAGGTGCTTCTGATGAAAAAGGGAGATCCCACCAAGTATATCGCCACACGCTACTTTATTCCTGAGAGCAAAGTCGTTCAAGGATCGATTGATGATAAGAAAGATTATCTGACATGGGCACGTGAAGGACTTATTGAAATCACAGAAGGTAATGAAGTCGATTTATCCAAGGTGGCCAAGTGGTTTCTGGATCTATACAAGCATTACAAAATACGAACTTATAAAACGGGATATGATAACCGATTTGCTAAAACATGGTTAAGCGCAATGGATGGGTATGGACTTGAAACAGAGCGAGTAGACCAAAACCGATTTACACTCTCTAATCCGATGAAACTTCTAGAAGCGGACTTGAAGTCGCGATTGGTCAATTACAACAGCCATCCGATTGACAAATGGTGCCTATCCAACACCGCCATCAAAGTGGATAACCTTGGACTGGTGATGCCAGTGAAGGTGAATGATATGCGCAATCGTCGTATTGATGGAGCCGTCACCATGATCATTCTATATGCCATGTGGCAGCGTTATCGCACTGAGTTTCTTGAAATGTTGAGGTGATCACATGGGCTGGATGGACTCCATAAAAAATTTGCTTAATAAACCAAAGGATGGATTAGCTTCGGCACAACTTGCCATGATCAGTGGTAATCCACCCATCTATACCCAATTTGGGCAAAGTGTTTATGCAAGTGATGTGGTTCAACAAGCTATAGCTTGCATTGCCCAGGAAATCAGTAAACTTACTCCCAAGCATGTACGCTTTGATCGCCAAGGATTACAAACCACTGTCATTGGACCTCTCAATGAACTCCTTGAATATGGACCCAATGAGTGGATGACCACGAAAGACTTTCTTGAGAAGATCACCTGGCAGCTCTTTCTTAACTACAATGTGTTTCTGTATCCTGTTAAAGAAGTAAGTAATAAAGACGAACCAGGAGTCAAACAGATTAAGGCTATCTACATTCTAGAACCACAACAAGTGTCGTTTCTGGTCGATGGTAGTAATGAGCTCTATGTCGAAATGATTTTCGATAATGCACAAAAGCTAACGTTGAAGTATGTCGATTTAATCCATTGGCGATATCGCTACTCCGTGAATCCATTCATGGGTGGGAACACTAATGGTCAACCCGATCATCATGCCTTACTTCAAACAGTAGAGATTAACCATAAGCTACTTCAATCCATTGAGAAATCAGTGAATTCTTCCATGCAAATCTATGGAGTCATGAAGTACAACACGATCCTGGATGAAGATCACATGAAGTCAGAAATACTTCGGTTTGAAAAAATGTTGGCTGAGAATAAGAATGGGATTATTGGAGCTGATTTGAAGTCAGAGTACATTCAAATCAAACCGGATCCTAAAATGGTGGATGCAGACACCTTAGCATTCATTGATTCTAAGATCTTACGACATTATGGAGTACCACTTCCCATTTTGACGGGGGACTTCACGCCAGAACAATATCAAGCCTTTTATGAAAAGACGCTTGAACCCTTGATTCTTTCGTTAACCCAAGTGTTTACCAAAACACTATTTACTTCAAGAGAGCTTCAGTTTGGCAATAAGATTGTCTTCTATGCGAACAATTTATTGTACATGGCCTTGGATAAGCGAGTCGCTTTAGGAGAACTGCTTGGAAATCGAGGAGCACTCACCAACAATGAACTCTTAGCCCTCTTTGGCTATCCTCCATATGAGGGTGGAAACATTCGCTTGATGTCACTCAACTATGTGGACGTGTCCATTGCGAATCAATATCAAATGAGCTTATCGTCATCACCTAAGGAGGACAAAGATGCACCAACCTCGTAATGTACAACCCATCTGTCGTTCGTTTATCTCTGACTTTAAAGTCGATGGGAATAAAGTCGTTGGATTAGCAGCTGTCTATGAGAGTCGAACTAACATTGGCAACATGTTTGAAGAAGTCATTGAACGTGGTGCATTTGATTCGAGTGATCTTACGGATGTCTTATTCTTTGTGAATCATGACATGAGCAAGATACCACTTGCACGAAGTCGACGAAACAATGGAAGTAGTACAATGAGACTCTCACTGGATGAGCGAGGACTCAACATGGAAGCCAGCCTTGATGTGGATAACAACAACGAAGCTAAAGCCCTCTATTCGGCCATTCAACGTGGAGATATGAGTGGCATGTCGTTTCTGTTCACCATCAAAGAAGACTCATGGGAAAACTTAAACTCTGAGATGCCGACTCGACGGATCAAAAAGATTGCACGAGTTCGAGAAGTCTCTGCGGTGAACTTTCCTGCATATCAAGACACTGAATTATTAGCTCGAGATGTAGCTTCACTGGAGAGTGAGCGCAAAGCACTAGATCATGCCCGAGCTTTAGGAGTGGAGACTCAACAACGATATGATGTATGGCGTTTAAAGAACGCAAACTTAGCCCAGAAATGAGGACCCATGAACAAAGAAAAACTCAATGAATTATTGAAAGAAAAACAAGCGAAGATTGATGAACTTGTAGCACGATCTCAAGCCAGTGAAAACATTGATGAGCTTAAAGCGATCAATACGCAGCTTGAAGGACTAAAACAAGAAATCAGTGAGCTACGCAAACTTGAGGATGATGCTCTTCAACAAGAAGCACGATCACAAAGCAAAGCTACTATTTT